CCGATACTGTCACTATCACTGTTTTGGCTTGGGCTGAAGATGTGGAATTGGCTGTGCCAACTTCCACTAATCCCGGTTCGATAGCTTTGCAGGGTGGTGATGAGTTTGATTCCAAGGGCGCTGTTTCAGGCCCAGCAAGTAGCTTAGCTGCAACAGCTGGTGTTCTATCTAACATACCTTTAATAGCTCCTTATGCAAAAGCATCTCAAATGGCAATGTCTACAATAGCAGGCATGGCAAGAATTTTTGGTTATAGTCGTCCACCAATCATAGATCCACCAATATATAATAGACCCACAGCTCTCGGTAACTTAGCAAATACTGATGCGAAGGAAGCTGTCTACAAATTGACAGTTGATAGCAAACAGGAGTTAACTTTAGATTCTCGCACAGTAGGTTTAGATGGTACAGATGAGTTGGCTATTAATTATATCGCACAGAAAGAGTCTTATTTATTTTCTTCTCCTTGGCCTGTAGCTTTTGCTTCAGAGACGTGTCTTTTTAGTATTCCTGTGCGACCTAGTTTATATAGAATTACTGATTTAGGTGACGGAGATGCACGTTTTCCCACTGCCTTAGACTTTGCAACAATACCTTTTAAATATTGGCGTGGAAGCATCAAATTTCGTATTCAAGTCGTAGCCTCTGCTTTTCATAAAGGAAGGATCAGAGTTGTTTATGACCCTGTATCATATTTAGATAGTAGTGAGTACAACACAAATTACGCACAAATAATGGACATCGCGACTTGCAGAGACACAACAATTGTCGTTCCTTGGGGTAGTACACAATCTTTTAAAGAAGTACAAAACTCTCAAAGCAGCGATCCCTTTAACGTGAATGATGGTCTCGCAGGTGCTTCCGAGCGCACAGCTTCTAGTACGTTTGATAATGGTGTTCTTTCAGTTTATGTGTTGAATGATCTCACAGTTCCCGCACCTACCGTAGATAATGATTGTTATATTAATGTATATGTATCCGCTGGTGATGATTTCACTGTTGCTGTTCCAAGTAAGCAAATCAATAAGTTTTCTCCTTTCCCTCAGGACACTGAGTTGGCCTCTGGTGAGGATTTCGATAGTATTCCCTCTAGTGATAATGAGCCCGAGGAGACAGCACAGTGTGAAGATATTAATCAGCATCACATGGATCCCCCTGATAATTCTATGTCTGTGTTCTTTGGTGAGAGCATAGTTTCGTTTCGTCCTCTCCTTAAGCGTTACGAACTTTATCGCTCCGATCTCGGAACGAGTAGCACGGACAACCTCCGCGTTAAGGAATACATTCGACTCTTCCCTCTCGCGCGTGGTGATGATCCTGACGGTGTTCATACTAATCAATACGGTTCTACTAATTTTACGAGGATGACTCTTATGTCATACTTATCTTTGGCTTTTGTAGGATACCGTGGTGCCATTAGGCACAAAATAGCACTGAATGGTGAATTGCCAAATTGTACCATGTCACTCACAAATAATAACGGCCATAGAGTCAATTCAATATCACGTGCAACTTTACAACTGACCACTGG